CATATAATGGAGCACTAGTTGAAACCCAAGTTTCTGTAGCTTCATTCCAAGAACTTACTCTCCAATTAGCACCACCGTTTGGTTGTGTTGTTTTAACCCATACACTTCCTGTTGGACGTGGATTTGAATCACCCGATTTCCATTCAGGAACGTTAGTATGTGCGGATTGTTGTAATGCTGGACCGTAGTATGTACCTGCTGTTAAACCTGTACCTGTTAGAGTACCACCAATTACGATAGCATTTGATAATGTTGAGTCTGGGGTATCACCTTCATCGTTTGAAGCATTTGTATAAAGGTAAATCTTACCACTTACTGCTTTCGCTGTAACACCAGTTGCTTCATCAGTACCACCGATACCTAAACCGTTAATAGTTGCAACAACAGTGGTAATCGAAGCTGAAGCTGAAACTGAAACAGCAGTACCATTAATAGTTAATGTACCTCCTGTTGGTGTTCCAAAATTAGCACCTTGTACTGTAGGATGGCTTGACGCCCAATCATTACTACCAACTAGTACCCAGTCACCTGCCGCAACGCCTGCTTCGGTATTTCCAATTGACTTATACCAAAGTGTTGCTTCTTCTCTCGAAGCGGTAAATGTTCCTGTGCCATCTACTGTTTGAAAAACAATAGCATAATCACCGATAGCACCTACTGATGTTTTAGGAACTCCGCTTGCTACTTTTGCTTCATCGTCATCTGTTAATACTATTGGGGTTTTAGTTGCAAATCTTTGTCCACCTGAGGTTGAAGCTGATGCTCCATTCCATTCTTGGATCCCCCAAGTTGTAGTGGTAGTATCTACCCACCACTGACCATTTGTTGGATTCGCTCCCGGTATTGAGGTGTTTGGAGAAAGTTCATCTACGTTTACATCGGCTCTTACAACAAAGGCCGCATTTGACACGCCTAATAAGCTGTAAGCCGCTAATAAACCATATTCGTTTCTTTCTGAACCGTGTACTGGACTTGAAGAAACTGTTTTCTCAAAGAACGGTACTCCGTATATATCTGTTAATTCTCGTTGGCTAGTTACTTTGAACGCTTTGTTAACGTTAGCCTTTAATGTTGCTGAAGCAGTACCTGTGCCTGCCGCGTTTGCTTTATCTTGTCCTGTCGCTACAACGATAAGTGGTGTTGTGCCTGGTTCTGCAGGCGTATAAAAACTTTCGTCGATTACGCTGACTTCAACTCCTGGTGATGTTAGTGCCATTCCCATTTCTCCTGGTTACAGTGTTTCTCATTGTATTTAGTAGTATTTGTCAAAAATAGCTGTTTATACACGCAGATAAAGGGGAAGAAAAGGTGTAAATATTAGTATGAGACCATTATGTAAATGCGGTTTAAGACCCCGTGCAGTTAATTATAAGAAAGGTAACAAAATTTACTATCGTAAACTTTGTGAAGCCTGTATGACTAATGGGTTATATTATGGAATACCTAGATGGCAGAGGTTTGGATATAAGATGAAATCTCAATGTGAAAAATGCGGATTTCGTAGTCCTCATACACAAGTATTTCGGGTATTACACGTTGATGGAAATTTAGATAATTGCCGTCCTACAAATTTAAAAACAGTATGTGCTAATTGTATTGCGGTATTATCTAAAGAAGGTGTAGAATGGAAACTAGGAGATTTAGTTGCTGACAGCGACTTTTAAATTCTGTTCAACTTGTTTATAAAGATCTTCCATAGTTCCGTTGTTTTGTAAAATAGAATCAAACTCAGTACCAACCCAAGCCCATTCAGAACTGTGAATCTTACGATATTTCATTTCATTTAATCCTATATTGCTACCAAGATTTGCTTGTACAGCAGAATCATACCAATCAGGCAACTCACCTCGTTGTACCCAGATAATTTTTCCACCTGAATTTTTAATAGATTGAATTTCATTAGGAAACCGAACATCGCTAATAACTACATTATCTTTAGTTTGTCGTAATTTGTTTTCTAATGCCGCTATCCATATATCGTCATGGAATCCTTTACGACACACCTCAGTGCCCCAATACTGTAGCACCCATCTTGGAGTAAGAGTAGGCATCGCTAATCTTTTCGCCCACCATGGATCTATTTCTTCTCTCCACTCACGGGCTTGTTTAGTACGGCCTTCTAACATTGTTCGATCCCAACCGAATACAGCCGCTACTGAATCTTTTAGTGCGTTAGCAAAACTTTCTCTACGAAATTCATGCACATTAACGAGATAATCAGCGATAGTGTCTTTACCACTGCCAATGAAACCGCATACTCCAATAATCATAACTTTCCTCCAATAGTTTATTATACTATTGTGAAGTTATCGTGTCAAGTATTTTAACGGTATTTGTTAAGTCTTCTTACCAATTTGGTAGCTGTATTGATATTTTTAGTTCTAGATTGTCTGCGTGCTTGTTGTGGACCTGTTCTAGCACGTGTAGTTTTCATACGCTGTGCTTGTGCTACATCATATTGCTTGTAGCAGTCACTGGGATGTTTTACCTGTCTGCTTTTACGTGGTCCTGCTGGACAACGATATTTCATTTTAACAGTGCCGTGTCTAGGTGTAGTTTTACCTCTACCCCATACCATGGCTTCGTAAAATTCTTCTATGCCTTCTATCGCAAATTCTTTAAATTTCATATTATCCTATTAACCAGCTATAGCCGCCACCGCCTGCAACTGATGTTGTTAAATCTACAATCAACTGATCCATTTCTGCTTGTGCTTCTGCTTTTAGAGCAGGACCGTTAAGTGCGGTACCACCTTGTGGTCCAGCGATACTAGCAAATTTCTCACGTGCTTGTCCTATCATCATCTTACAATTTGCTAATGTATAATCCTTGATCCATTGTCCAGCATAAACATCATCTATCAATGTAAAGTCTGGTTTAGTATTATATGCCTGTATCATTACCTGTTCTTCTGTTCTTGGACGCTGTTGTATCACTAATTTTTTGTTCTGTGCGTTCCAGGTATAGTTGATAAAGCTACCAAACATTTTTCCTACTAATTCTTGATATTGGCTAAACAACTCATACGTTGCTAGTCCGCCCATGTTGGTCGAGCTTAACAAGTATGTATTTGTGTAAGCAAGATTAAATGGTTCAAATACTGTGCCGCCTTGTCCGCCGCCTGTACGTGATCCTACCGATCTACGAAATATCTGCCTTACCTGTTGTACTTCTTGAGGTAAGATATATTCATTCTGGTCTTGTATAAGATTGAGGAATAGATAACTTTCTTCAACTGCTCCGTCACTGCGCTGTCTATAGACGCCCAACGCTTTATCCAGTGCTGTTTCGTAATGTTCAGGATCTAATTCAACGTCAATCATGCCGTCACCTAATAAGGTACGACAATAATCATAGACTTTTTGTTTTGATTGGTCAACTTGGCTCATATAACTATTTATCTTTACATTATCTTTACGGTAAATACAAGTACTATGCCTAGATTAAGTTTATACCGCCCGGAAAGGGGCAACGATTACAAATTCATCGATAAAACCGCTTGGGAAATGTTCCAAGTAGGGGGTACTGATGTACTTATCCACAAATATATAGGACCTGGTGATTCTAATCAAGAAACGCCCACAACTCCTACGTATTCTAGCGACAGTCCGTTTAACATACAAGATCTATTGTTCTTAGAAAATCGAGATCGTAAATATGACGATGATGTCTATGTATTACGTGGAGTTTATAATGTACAAGACATTGATTTTAACCTAAGTCAGTTTGGTTTATTTTTACAAAATGATACAGTATTCATTACATTCCATATCAACGATACAGTTGAAAAATTAGGTCGTAAATTAATATCAGGAGATGTAATAGAATTACCACATTTAAAAGATGAGTATGCATTGAACGATTTGCAATATGCTTTAAAAAGATACTATGTTATCGAAGATGTAAATCGTGCCGCAGAAGGATTTAGTAATACTTGGTATCCACATCTATATCGTGCTAAATGCAAACCATTGGTAGATTCACAAGAATTTAAAGACATCCTAGATGGTCTAGCAGATGAGAACGGAGACGATACTTCTACGACATTAAGAGATGTTGTGTCAACATATGAAAAAGAAATGCAGATAACACAAGCAGTTCTCGATCAAGCGGAAGCTGATGCTCCTAAGAGTGGATATGACACTACAAAATATTATACCATACAGAAAGATGCTAATGGCGATGTTGAGTTAGTATCTACAGACAATACAAAATTAGATGCAACTTTAGAAACGCAGGCTACAGATGCTAACGGAACTCTATTAACAGACGATAATGGTGATCCTGTATATGTAGGCGCTACTGCAAGTTCGGTATTCCAAACTCCCGACCACGACGATTATGATGGATATATCACTCAAGATGCAATCCCAGGAAATGGAGCACCATTTACCGCAGGTATAGCGTTTCCCTTGTCTCCAGCAAAAGGGCAATTTTGTCTTAGAAAAGATTACAAACCAACTCGACTGTTTCGATTTGATGGATCCAGATGGGTTAAAGTTGAGGACAATTTAAGAATGACTATGAGCAATTTAGGAGCCAGCGATGTAGTAGCAGGACAACCTTACGCAGGCAAAGAAGTACGAGACACACAGAAAACTTCGTTTATTAATAATACTACGACATCAAGCATTGATGGTAAAACTGTTCCAGAAAAACAAAGTTTATCTAAAGCACTTAAACCAAGGGCAGATAATTAA